CATATTTATAGAATGGTCACACGTTCTACACCACATCAGAGAAGAGGCACCTCAGAGTCGGACCTCTTCTTAATTGGCTTTTGCCCGGTACGCCGGATACCATTAGCCGTCATGACGGTAGGAAAGACTACAACAAACTCGAGTAAATTAGTACTAAGCAATATAAATCTTTTTAATAATCCATATCAATGGCACAACAAACAAGTGACCTAACAACGAGTCTAACTCGCCCGGGTCAATCGAACGCTGCTGGATCTGCCAGAGCGTTATACTTAAAGTTGTTCAGTGGAGAGATGTTCAAAGGCTTCCAGCGTAACACAATCGCTAGAGACCTTGTAATGAAGAGAACACTTACTAACGGTAAGAGTCTACAGTTCATCTACACTGGACGCACAAAAGCCGAGTATCATACACCCGGTAACAGCATCTTGGGTAACTCCGATGGAGCACCTCCAGTAGCTGAAAAGACAATTACATGCGATGACCTATTAATCAGTTCAGCATTTGTCTACGAATTGGATGAGACACTTTCTCATTACGATTTAAGAGGAGAGATTTCCAAGAAGATTGGATACGCTCTTGCTGAGAAGTACGACAGACTTATCTTCCGTCAAATTGCGAAAGGTGCACGTCTTGCTTCACCAATCACTAAAGCAGGCTATATAGAGCCCGGTGGAACACAGATCCAATTAACTAGATCTGGTGTTACTAACGCTACCGCAGCTTATGATTCAACCTGTCTAATCAACGGCTTCTATGATGCTGCCGCTGCACTAGACGAGAAGGGAGTTTCAACTGAAGGTAGAGTCGGTGTTCTTAACCCAAGACAGTACTACGAACTTATACAAGCTGTAGGTTCTAACGGTCTTGTAAACAGAGATGAGCAAGGTGACTCATTACAAACAGGAAACGGAATCATTGAGATTGCAGGCATCAAGATCTACAAGTCAATGAACATCCCATTCTTCGGAAACTATGGTACTAAGTACGGTTCTGCATCTGCAACCAACCCCGGTGTTACAAGCCCCGGAAACGTAGGTTCATTTGTAGGTAGTGATACTGAGTTAGAAGATGCTAGATCAAACGTGACTGGTATTGAAAACAACTATGGTAATCACTCTGACTTTGAAAACAGCTGCGGACTTATCTTCCAAAGAGAAGCTGCTGGTGTTGTAGAAGCTATCGGACCACAAGTTCAAGTAACTTCTGGAGACGTTAGTGTAGTTTATCAAGGTGACGTAATCCTTGGAAGACTAGCTATGGGTGCAGATTTCCTTAACCCTGCTGCTTGCGTTGAATTACTCGCTGGTGCTGCTCCTGCTTCAACAGGTAACGCTGCATTTGGTGACAACTATCCAACAAACGCTTAATTTTTATTTTTTTATACGGGAGCTTCGGCTCCCCTTTTTCTTATGGCTTCCACAACTATTGACATCGACACAGAACTGTCCGCAGTAAACAATATACTGGGGGCTATAGGTCAATCACCTCTAACAACTCTCAACTTTGAGAACCCAGAGGTATCATTTATATACAACCTACTCCGTGATGCTAACGTAGACACGCAAGCAGAGGGGTGGCATTTTAATACAGAGAAACACGTACCTTATCAGCCTGATAATGTAACAGGTAAAATAGCTATAGGTGATGATATATTATCTATGGACGTACACGATAATCATATACGTAGACAGTATAACCTAGTACGTCGTAACGGATTTCTATATGACAAACAAGATCATACAGATGATTTTTCATCAGTAGATGAGATTCATCTTGATGTTGTTAGACTATATAATTTTGAAGATCTACCTATTATATTTAGACGATTTATTACATACAGAGCAGCAGTTATGGCTGCAACACAGTTAGTAGCTAACCCTCAGTTAGTTAGATTATTAACTAATAATGCTAGTTTAGCTAGAGCAGCTTTACAAGAGTATGAATGTAATCAAGGAGATCATAACATGTTCGGATTTGAAGACGATACTGCATATCAAACCTATCAACCTTGGAGAAACCTTAGAAGATAATGTCAAGTGTAACACAAACTATTCCTCAGTTCTCGCTAGGGATGTCAGAACAGCCTGACAATTTAAAGTTTCCCGGCCAAGTAACAGAAATAGTAAATGCTATACCAGACATTACTAAAGGACTGTTTAAAAGACCGGGTGCTAAAAGAATAGGAACTACCCCACTAGCTAACGTACAAAGCGGTGGATCTTGGTTTCATTACTATAGAGATGAAAGTGAAGGATCTTATATAGGACAAGTAGCTGCTAACGGTGCGGTCAGGATGTGGAAAGCTAGCGGAGATAATGCTGGAGCTGAACAGACTATAGTGTACGGCACAGGTGGACAAACAGCTATACAAAACTACTTAGCAACAAATGAACCAGAAAACCTACAGTTCCTTACTATCAATGATACTACATTTGTTAACAGTAGGGACTCTTCTAATTCTAATACTTTAGTAGGCGAGTCTGGTTCGTCACCAGCAAGGCCAGATGCACACTTTGCAATGATAGAGTTATTACGAACAGAGAACGGAAGACAATACGGTCTCGATGTGTTTAGAACTGCTGATGTTACAGGTGTTGCTCGTGCTACTCGTATTGCTATTTCAGATGATACTTTATATGAAGGTGATGGGTCTGGAACATGTCCCGGAATTGGTACACAAGTGTTTTCAGTAACAGGTGCCAGCAGCTATAGTGGTACGACTACCGTATCAGTTAAAGATAGTGGTAATAACGACTTAGGTAATTCTGCTCGTACATCAACTATAGATGGTAATAGTAGAAATATTGGTGCACCTCAAAACCTAATATTTAGAATTAATACTTTAGGTCAACAAGGTGTTAGCCCTAACTACTCTGCTACTGAAAATGGACCAGATGGAGACGATTATCAGTGTGCTTATCAGAGAGAAGTAGTACTACTACATGGTGGTGAAGGTTGGAAAGTAGGAGATAAAGTAGTTGTATCATTAAACTCTGCAAAGGGTGGTGGTGGAACTAATAAAACTCAGGCACAAACAACTGCTGCACAATATACAATTACTATTGAAGAAGTAGAACAAACAGAAGTAAATGCTACAATTAGTAGTAATGGCGATGGACTTATACGACCTGAGACTACACCTTTTGATGCTCAGACAGCTGTAACTGCTGATACAATTATTGGTGGTATTATTGCAGAATTACCTAGTGGTATTGATGGAAAGCAAATAGGTAATGGTATTTACCTTTCTAGCTCTCAGTCCTTCTCAGTTAACGTTGCAGAAAATGATCTGATGAGATCTATGCAAGGTTCTGTCAATGATATTCAAAACTTACCAAACCAATGTAAACATGGTTATATAGTTAGAGTAGCTAACGCTTTACGATCGGAAGAGGACGATTATTATTTAAGATTTGAAGGTCAAAATGATAAGGATGGTAGTGGTTCTTGGACTGAATGTGCAAAGCCGGGTATAACTACAACTCTGACTAACATGCCATTAGTTATACAACGTACAGGATTAGCTAACCAAGGTACAAGTAGCGAGATAGCTACGTTTACTGTAAAGCAATTTACTTATGGAGTAAGAGACGTTGGTGATGAGTTTACAAATCCAATGCCTACATTTGTAGGTAGACGTATTAATAAAGTATTATTTTTCCGTAACAGATTAGCACTTTTAGCAGGCGAGAATGTAGTAACATCTAGACCGGGTACATTAGGAACTCCTAACTTCTTTATAGAAACAGCTCTGACTGTATCCGTAGCCGACCCTGTAGATATATCAGCTGCTTCTATGTTCCCATCTGATCTATATGATGGATTAGAAATCAATGCTGGTTTACTTGTATTTAGTACAAACCAACAATTCTTACTGGCATCAGATGATACAGTATTTAACCCTGATACAGCTAAACTGAGAAGTATAGCTGCGTTTAACTATAATGAAAAAATGCCTCCTATATCTCTAGGAACTACAGTAGCTTATATAGATAACTCTGGTAAGTTTAGTAGGTTTAATGAGATGGCAAACTCAGCACGAGAAGGAGAGCCTAATATAGTTGAAGTAAGTAAAGTTGTCCCTACCTTACTACCGAAAGATATAGACCTAATGACCAACTCTAGAGAGAACTCTGTTGTATTAATAGGTAAAACAGGAACTGATGAAGTCTTTGGTTATAAATACTTCCAAGCAGCTGATAAACGAGTACAAGCTGCATGGTTTAAATGGAAATATAACAATCCGTTATTATATCACTTTATTATTAATGATGAATACTTCTTTTTAGATAGTGATAATTTTCTACAAAGTATTAAGTTAGTACAAGCTGAAGCTGACCCCAGTATAGTACAAGATAGTGTTGATTTCTTATTACATGTAGATAATCATACTACTGTAAGCGGTGGTAGTTATAGTGCATCTACTAATCTAACTACATTTTCCAATGTTAGTTGGTTAAGCTCAGTTACTACTCCTAATCATGATCTAGTTATAATTGATACTAATACTAACGCAGCACGTCTTGGCCGATACGCTAAACCTACAGTTTCAGGTACAAACTTTACTGTACCCGGTGACTGGTCTAGTGCAACACTTACAATAGGTTATATCTATCCATATGAGGTCAAATTACCAACACTTTATCCTACAAAAATGGAGAATAATAGACCTAATGCAGATGTAAATTCATCTCTAGTTTTACATAGAGTTAAATTTCACTTCGGTAAGATAGGTCTATATGAAACCACACTTGAACGTGTAGGTAAAACAGATTACACAGAAGTATATGAGTCTACAGAACTTGACGAATACCAAGTATCCGATGCTCCATACTTAGATGAGTTTATTAAAACTATACCTGTGTATGAAAAGAATACAAACGTTGAGATAACACTCAAATCATCACACCCTGCTCCAGCTACATTAAAATCAATGTCATGGGAAGGGGATTACTCACCCAAATACTACCGCCGTGTATAACGTACAACTAACAGAAACAGAACTCAGATACTTCTATTGGAGAATGAAAACCAACAGATGGTATGAAAGGTATTTCCAAAGAGGCATACCACATATGCCATGGGAACCTTGGATGGCAGATACAATAGAAAAGTTAGAACCGATATATGACAACCTTGAAAAGTAAATATATTCATCCACTCACACCAGAGGTTGCCCTAGAGGTAGCCTCTAACTTACGCCCAGATGACTTCAGAGAGATCTCAGAGGGCTATGGACTAGACCCGAAGGTCTATCTACCCATAATGGCTCGAGAGTACCCTTCTGGAGTCTACTTTACGTCCCCTAGCGGCAAGATTGCTGGTATGGCAGGCGTAGGTAAACAAGGAGATATATGGATGCTTTGCACTCCAGTCATCCACGAACAACCAACTCTATTCGCAAGACAGGCAAAACGGTATGTCGATAGCCGTACAGAACCTTTACTTTGGAATAAAGTTGACTGTAGGAATAAAGTACATTTAAAACTACTTAAGTTCCTTGGTTTTATATTCTTACGTAAGTTAGAATGG